CTACCATATCCAAATTAATATATTGTACGTTATCGAGTTTAAGCCACATATTTTTTCTTCGTTACTTACTATTGCATATTACTGTATTTGAATTATACTATTGATATATATACAATTAGCAAAGAAAATGTTTAATAATCAATGGGGTATTTTAAGGCAGCATGTGAAGGACTGGGGCGATGAATATTATGCAGAAGATATTAAAAGCGCAATACAAATGCAACCTAGTTATGAATCACTTACCGAGTATTGGGCTGAAGGACTTGAAGCTCGCTCTAAGCGCGATAAGCACATATGTGAGAAACAAGAACGTGCACTTGCTAAGAAATTACATAAGAGGGCAGCATGACTCTAGCTGACAAGATGAACAATAAAAAAAAGCAATTCCCAAATGCCTTGAAGAAATCCATGGGGATTGTTACTACAGCATGTAATGCTTTGTCTATCTCGAGAACTACTTATTATAAATGGTATGAGGCTGATCCTGACTTTGCTGCTGAATGCGATGAAGCACAAGAAACCACATTGGATCATGTGGAAAGCAAATTGATGGAGAACATAGATACCAACGATACAACTTGCATAATCTTTTACATGAAAACTAAAGGCAAGAAACGTGGCTATGTAGAACGATTAGAAACAACGGGAAAGGATGGCGCAGCAATCAAAAACGAAGTCATATTATCTGGGGAGGCTCTCGAAACATTTGAGCGCTCTCTTGCACGCGACAGAGCCACTACCATTGCTAGATACAAAGAAGCCGAGGGTTTGTAAAATGGGAATAACAGGATGGTACGACGATAGAGTACGTGAGAAAGCATTACAAAGCATGAGCGAGGTGTTTTATTACATGGTGCATGCTACTCATGCAGAAGAACGCAGACATTGGGCGGTTGAATATACCAAGATGCTAGAGAATGAAGACTATGAATGTGTATCTGGAATCTACAGTAAATATAGCATGGTCTAATGGAACCCACTCCAGAAAATCTTAATTTGTTTCTTAAAAGAGACCTCGCGGCATTCACGGAAACTGTAGTACGTACTGTGTCACCTGAAGCAAACTATCAACATAACTGGCATATAGATCTCATTGCTGAGTACCTTATTGCGTGTCAAGAAGGCAAGATAAAGCGTCTCATCATTAACATTCCTCCAAGACATCTTAAATCTATTTCCGTCAACGTAGCATTCCCAGCATGGCTGCTTGGGCACAACCCTGGCGAGCAAATCATGTGTGCATCTTACTCTCAGGACCTTAGCTTTAAGCATGCTCTAGATTGTCGGTTGGTTATGCAACAACAGTGGTATCAAGATCTATTTCCTGCCACTCGCATAGTTGAAGATCAGAATACTAAGCGCAAGTTTATTACCTCTGCACGCGGCCATAGAATAGCAACATCAGTTGGAGGCACCGCAACAGGTGAAGGAGCACAGTTCTTGATCGTCGATGATCCTGTAAGCGCTCAGCAAGGTGAGTCAACTGCATTCAGAGAGACTGCTAATACCTGGTTCGATCAAACCTTCTCAACCAGGCTTAACGATAAGAAGACTGGATGTATCATTGTCATCATGCAACGCTTACATGAAGAAGATCTGACTGGACATCTACTTGCCAAAGGTGGATGGGAACATCTATGCTTGCCGATGGTAGCGGAGAAAGATGAAACACTAAAGTGTGGTTACTATGAAGTACAGCGTAAGACTGGCGATCTTTTGCATCCTGAACGTAATGGTGAAAAAGAAATAAATGATCTTAAAATTGAGTTGGGGTCTTATGCTTATTCTGGCCAATACCAACAGCGACCTTCCCCCGAAGGCGGCGGTGAATTCCGAAAAGAATGGTTACAGTATTATGATAGCTTGGCGCCTCACACTTTGAACTACTACATCTTCGTAGATCCTGCTAACTCCAAGAACAAAGATTCCGATTATACCGCTATGGTTGTAATGGCTGCTGGAGGTGACGGTAATTTATACTTAGTGGATCTTGTGCGTGATCGTTTAAACGTACGTGAGCGTGAAGAGAAACTCTTTGAGCTACACAAGAAATACAAACCAAAGTCCGTTGTCTATGAGAAGTATGGCATGCAATGTGATACTGATTGGCTGTCCAAAGCTATGGAAGATCGCAACTACCGCTTTCATCTGCAAGAGGTTGGAGGAAGACTTTCTAAGAACGATCGTATCAAGCGTTTGATCCCTTACTTTGCTGACCGAAAGATCTTCCTTCCCAAAGTGCTTTACAAGACTAACTATAAGAACCAAGCGATAGATGTTATAGATGAGTTTGTCATACAAGAGTATTGCACTTTTCCTGTTGGAATACATGATGATTTGCTTGATGCTATGTCACGGCTATGCGATATTACTTTGCAATATCCAGGATACAATTCGGTGAACTACTATGAGCTTTACGGCGAAAACCAAATAGGGAGAATATAATGATAACGCCATGGGAAATTAAAACAGAATTAGAGAATATAAATTATAGAATGCTAATGATTGCAGGTACCACTACTGAGCTGCTTCAACAGTTAGATCTTTTAAAGCAAAAGATTGATATGCGTTATGCGGAAGAGATAAAAAAAGAAACTGAAAAGATGGCAGAAGATTATGTGGACTATAAATTATAACAAGGAAGAAAAATGCTTAAAACAATAATAGAAAATCTAACCATGAGAATTGAGGAGTTGGAAGCAAAATATGAATATCATGGTGGGGTAATGGATAACCTTGCTGGTGTAATAGTGGATATGAGCTTGCAGATAGAACAATTAAACTCTCGATTAGATAAACTTCATGTAGTTTCTGAGCAACCAATTGGCATTTTAAAACCTGGTCGTTCAAAAATCTCTCATACAATCGGAAAGCTAACAAAGGGGAATAAGAATGGATAAAGAATTGCTCGAAAGAATATGCATTATAGAAGATAAGTTGATAATGGAAAGAGACATGGGAAAAGCTTTAGCGCGAAAGTTAGAAGAAGTTATAGATCATATAAATGATAAATTGCCACCTCTTCAACACACTATCGGATTTATGCAAGGTTTGTTAGAAGAACATGAGGAAGAGATTGATAAGCTAACAAAATCAAACACTTAGTCGTAATTCAGGTTGATAGACCAAAAAAAGCTATATATCCTTTAAGGCATTGAAATATAAATCATTACCTTAATGTCAATAATGTCTGGTGACAGTCCTGAGTCCGCCATCGATTTAGAAAGTCAAGGTGGTCTTACAAACGATGCTGACATCATACGAATGATGGAAAGACGCATCAACGAGAATCTAGTTATTGAGCAAACATGGCGCCAAGAAGAGGTGCGTGATTCTCTTGCTGTCTATGAAGGCGACCAATGGCTAGATGAAGACATGAAACGACAACTCGCCAATGGCATGCCTATCGTCACTATTAATAGAGTTAAACCTGTCATTCAATCCATAGTTGGCTTTGAGATTCAGAATAGACTTGATGTTAAATATGTACCTAGACTCACTACTCAAAAGCAACAGGGTTTTGCTGACGTTGTAGGTAACGCTGTGAAGTACATTGAACAAAAGTCTAATGCCGACCTAGAATATACTTTAGCCTTCCAGGACATGCTTATATGCGGAGTAGGTGCAACTGATACTTTAATGGATTATACTAAGCCACCTCATGATGGCGAGTTTAGAGTTGAAAGAGTATTTCCTGCATTTCTATTTTGGGATCCTGCATCACGTAGAAAGAACAAACTAGATTCCGATTATGTTATTCGCCTTAAGGTTGTGAACCGCAATATCATTAGGCAAGAGTTTGGTCTAGATTACTTTGATGACATTTATAGTTCTACTCTTGATGCTCGGATCTTAGAGTTCTTCCAGGATATTCTAGCTGTAAAACAACTCGGTGTGATCTACGAATATCAATGGCGCGAGAAAGTTCCCTTCAAACAAGTAGCCAATCCTTTTAGAGATCTTGACCCACAAGAACTAGCTATGCAACAGGGCATCGATAGTATGGAAGGTATCGAAGAGTTCGTTACTATCTTTGAGGCCATTAAACAAATGTATGCTGAGAAGTATGACTTCGATCCTAATATGGATCAGACCTTTGCAATTCAAGAATCCAAAGACTGGACCGAGTTTAAAAAGGCCTGCGACTTCCTAGGAATTAAACCTAAGTTCGCCAAGCAATTTAAATACAAATACTATCGTGCCATCATCACTGGTCACAAAGTCATGGAGAAATCTGAGAATTACTCACAGAGTGGCTTTTCCATCAAATTCATGACAGGGGACTTCTCAGAGCTGGTACAACATGATTATGGCCTACTTCGCTCTTGTAAGGAGCCCCAAAGGCTATTAAACCAGGTTGTATCCGACTACCAGGGTTTCCTAAATACAATTCCAAAAGGTGGCGTCTCTATCGAAAGGGATGCTGTTGCCAATCTTCAAGGCTTCTTAGACACATACTCTAAAGCCAAAATGGTTACAATCTATGAGCCGGGTGCACTATCAGGCGGTAAAATGCAACCAAAGATTGCCCCTCCGCTTCCTCAGGGCATCTTGGAAATGATACAATACGCAGATTCACAGATAATGTCTGTATGCGGCGTTACGCCCGAGCTCATGGGAATGATGAATACTAAAGAACAAAACAGCGCCTTTATGCGTCAGCAAATTAGGCAAGGTCTTACAACCTTAAGTACGTATTTTGATGCACGTAGAGCTTACCTTCAGGATCAAGCTAGGCTTTATATCGACTGTGTACGAGTCTTGGCCGAGAACAACGAAGGGAGGCTCGTACATGATGTATTGGGCGAGTATGGTGGCCAATATCTACCACTTTTACGCGATAATATAGCTGCTGAATATGACATAATTCTCGATGAAACACCTACAAGTCCGGATCAGAAAGAGGAAACCTTCTTGAAGCTCTTAGATATGCAGAGTGTGATGCTTAATAAGCCAAATCCAATCGATTTAATGCCTTTGATTATGGAATATGCACCGTTCCAACAGGACGTTGTGAAGCAAATTAAAGAGCTAATGCAGCCTCCCCCACCTCCTGAACCAGATCCTATTAATGAAAGGCTGCTTACTACTGAAGCTGACTACAAACAGGCTTCTGCGTACAAATTAACCATGGAAGCAATGGAGAAAGAACAGAATTTACGTTATAGCCCGGCCAAATATATTGCAGATATAAATCTAACGGAGACTAAAGCTGCTGCTGAGCTGGCAAAAATAGAGCAAATGACTAATGAAAGAATCGATAAACGAATGAGTGCTATCTTCAACCAACAACTATAGGAGCACTATGATTGACCATTCCACTAACGTACCACCTAAGGAAGTATTCGGTAACCCTGACGCCTTTCGTGCAGAATTAGCTAAATTAGAACCTGAACAACCCACAGTTGAACCAAGTCCCGATAACATCCCGGAAGACGACATTAATATGTCTCATGAATCCACGCCAGGTGAAGAGAATATACCGGAAGAATCAACTGAAGAATCTGTAGAAGAACACAACCCAGAGCCATCTATAGACGCAGCTGAAACCTCCGGAAAAGAGAAATCGCATTTGATTCCTAAGTCACGTTTTAACCAAGAAATCGAGAAACGCAAGGCCTTAGAAGAACAATTGGCTAAAGAACGTGAGGATCGCATCCGCTTTGAAACACAATTGCAAATGTTAGATCAACAACAACAGCATGCGCAGTTACAGCAGCAACAACAAAATGCTGCCGCACAACAAGAGGTTCTTGATAATATCGATCCTTTGGATACGGACACTTATAATTACGCTAAGCGTGAGATTTCTGCTTTAAAAGAACAGCTCGCTAATGTCACTCGTGAGACCGAACAACGCACTAAAGAGATGATCTATACTAATCGTGTTACTACTGATGAAGCTAAGTTTCAGCAAAGCCATCCTGACTTCAATGATGCTTTTGCTCATGTTCAAAAAGTAGAAATGGATATTGCGAAGAATCTTCTTGGTAACGAGGCAGCCGCACAATCATACGTTGCAGATCGTATGCGCGCAGTCTTGACTACCAGTGTAGATAGTGGCAAAAATGCCGCTGAAACAATCTATAATATGGCGAAAACATATGGCTATAATAAAACTTCCCGAACAGAAAAAACCGTGCCGTCTATCGATGTGGAAGCCGTCGCTAAAAATATGGCACGTACTGCTAATACTTCTAACATTGGCAACAGCGGTACTTTTGGTAACGTTCCTACTGATATAGCAGCGGCTATGGATAAGAATGGTCGTGTTGACGTAGGTTTATTCCATAAACAATTGGAAAGACTTCAAAAAAACATGTAGACCCGACTTAAGGTGTAAGTTATTGTAATATATAATGTTCTGGAAAGAAATTCGTGTTTATGAACCTTTATTCGTTTATACTTTCCAGAACCTACACTTGCTAGGGCGACGTACAGCCAACAGAGATCAGCAACTCTATAAAAGGTTCGAGCCAAGGCATCCTCGATAATCAGCCTCGTATTGCAAGAGATAAGCAAAATTTATTTCAATCTTTACGAGGGATACTCATGTCTACAACGACGTTTAGTTCCAGCTCGGCGAGTACGGTCAAGTTATGGTCACAAAGAACTCTTTATGATTTTGTAACCGATACCGAGATGCTAGGCCAAATGATGAAGGCCGGCACACTTCGCCGTGTTGATGACACATCTAAAACCGCTGGTGACCGTGTCACCGTTTCTTACCTACAAAGATTAACAGATCAAGGTCTTCTTGGTATGCAATCTGCGACTGGTTTGGAATCTGCACTAACATACTTTACTGATAACGTAAGTATCGATCAGCTACGTATCGTAGTTGAAAACCCTGCACCATACACAATTGATGCTCAACGTGTGCTTTATAACATTCCGGAAGATACCTATAGGGTTGAATCTGAATGGATGAAAATCCGTGGTCTTCTTGGTGCTTTCAACCAAATCGCTGGTAACACTGCAACAACTATTACTTATGATGGTGTAGCTTACTCAGGTAACGATAGACTAAAAATCACTGGGCTAAATGCTGCTGTTGCTCCTTCTACTACTTCTGGAGTAACTCGTATCATCAGACCTAATGGTTTAACAACCGACCAAGCAGTAGCAGCAGACACAACCGCTACAGCTAAACTTACTGATATCCTAACTTGCGAAACTATCGCACAAACCTCTAGGCCTTATATCAGGCCGCTTTCTGAAACTTCTGAAATCAAATATCACTATTATGTCCACACTCAGTGCTACATGGATTTGATGACCGATGCTTCTGCAAGTCTACAGTACAGAGATATTCAACAAGCGTTGATTACTTCTGGCCGTGGTGAAGGAGAAATGCAACGTAGTTTTGTCTTCTCTCAGACTCGCGTTTTCAACTCTGACAAAATACCTAACGGTGTTGATTCAGGAACTTCCGCAGCTGTTGCTAACTCCAGAAGAAATATCTTCACAGGTAGAGATGCCGGTGGGATTTGTTTTGGGAAGGGCTTCACTGACGGTAGAGAGAATGTGGCTGGATTCCTGGTAAAAACTGACTTCCAGGACGTGGGCAATTTGCAAAGGATAGCTCTAATTGGGATCTTCGGAATTAAGAAGGTTGTGTTTAACAGCAATGATAACGGTTCCATCGTGTCCGTTAACTACAGCGCAATATAGAGGTACAAAATGGCTACAGCTTATGCTTTTTCTTCTCTGGTTCCTGATAGTTCGTTCCCGCCAAAATGGTCGACGGGGATGGATCAAAGGATAGAATTTCAATACACTTTAGCAGGTGCCGTAGTAACTGGAGATACTTTTACAACTCCAGCCAATGCGCTTCCTAATAATGGGTTTAGAATTCTTGAGGTAGAAGTTATCTCTCCAGAACTCGACACTGACGCTACTCCAACCGGCACTTTTAGTGTTGGTGATTCAGGAGTTGCCGCTAGGTTTATCAATGCCGCTCCTATGGGTGTCAATGGTATTACTACTAGTGGATACCAAATGCGTACTGCTATTAACATTGCTCAAGGTTTAACCGCAGGCGTTGTTACTACTGGTTCCAACTATCTTTACGCATCGGGAACCACTCCAAGACTAATTTTGACTTTAGCAGGCACTGTTGCGACAGCGCAAACTGCGGGCACAATTAGACTTATAGTGACCTTCCGTTGTACTGAAGAACAGTAAAATGAGGATTTGATGGCCGTTACTTTTGGTGAGCTTATTGAACAGATTTTAGAAGATACTAACAGAGATGGTTCTACGCTCCTGAACCCTCTCTCTGCAAGTACTTATAAGACAGCAGTAGGACGAGCTATTATAACGGCTATCAAATATTTAGAAAGCTCTCTCTATTGGGCATATAAAACGAGTGCACAATTTACTATTACTACCGCTTTAAATAGTATGGCATTGCCTGCTGATTTTAGCTCAATAATTACAGTGCAATTTAATATTGGGAATTCTCTGTATAGTCTTCGCCAAGGGTTTTTAAATATTACTTTTGAAGACCTGATCGCACTTTATCAAAATACCGGAGAAACTGGTATCCCAAGACAATATGCGCTCTTTAATAATACATTCTATGTTTATCCAACAGTAGGCGCAGACACTACCTTTACAGTTTATTACTATCAAAAAGATGTTTTCTATCCCGATGCTGATGATGACACTTCCATTTGGTTTGGAGATGAAACAGTAGATCTAGTTCGTATGAAAGCGATGGAAAGATTCTACCATGATACTCTTCAATCTTCAGAAATAGCCAGTACTTATTCTAATGCTGCAATGGATTTCGAAAGGAACCTCATGCGCAAAAACAACCAACGACAAAATTACAACATAATGAGTATATGATATGTCTTCTCCAACAACTAATTTTAGCTGGATCAAACCTACTGTAGGAGGTGACGTAGATATTTGGGGAGGACCTGCTGGTCTAAATTTCAATTTAGATTCTCAAGATACTTTAATACGAGCATTGGCTAATACTAATATCGCAAACACAGCTCCAACTATCGCACAATCAGGTACAATGTGGATAAATAATACAACTAACCCATGGATATGGAGTGTCTATAATTTACCGACAACTACTTGGATAGAGATAGGTGAAATTGATATAGTAGCTAATACTTTTACTCCCATAAATAACACATCAGGAAATGAAATAGGAGATTACAAATTTTCTTCTATTGCATCTAATCATGGAGCTTGGCTGATATGTGATGGTTCTGCTATTTCGCGCGCTTCTTATTCAGCATTATTTACATTATTTAATAGCCTCACTCCACAATTACCTTTTGGTAATGGAGATGGAAGTACTACGTTTAATCTTCCTGATATGCGCGGTAGAGTGCCAGGTGCAATAGGTGCTGGGAGTGGGCTCACCGTGCGCTCCCCTGGGGACACCGTAGGAGCAGAGACCCATACTTTGACTTCAGCACAATTACCGAATCCTATAACGTCCGCGGCTGGAACATTCACGGTACAAGCCGCGCTTAGTGGAACCTGTATTCAATCTAATGGCACAGGAGCCGCAGGTGTAATTGCTAATACTGGAGGGGGTCAATCTCACAATAATATGCAGCCAACTTTATTTGTAGGTAATTACTTCATCTACACAGGAGTATAATGCTTACTAGTAGAAGAAATCCTATAGTTATACCCCCTGGAGTAGATAAGGACGATAATGCTTATACTTCCTTCCAATGGAATGATGCTGATAAGATACGATTTTATCGTGGATTTCCTCAGAAGTTAGGAGGGTGGCAGAATATCTCTTTTCTAAATGCACAAACTCTTAATGGAGTACCTAGGTCTATTTGGTCATATATAGATGCCAATGGACTTGAGCATATTTTAATTGGAACTAATACGAGGCTTTATAGTTATGAGTCTCAATCATTATATAACATTACTCCTCTAGTAACAGGAACTACTGCCATCGCAAACAGCTTAAGTACTAATTATAATACTCTAGCTAATAATCCCGTAACTACTACTATTGGTACAAAGACTATAACTTTAGCAGTCAGCAGTGCAATTGCTACTATATCTCGTGTAGGAGACTTCATTTTAATTTCTGGTGCTTTAGGTACCGTAGGAGGAATTGCTGCCGCTGATATTAATGGTACATTTAGAATTTCTACCGTAGGTGCTACAAGCATTACTTATCAAAGTTCTTCGGCCACAGTTGCTACATCTACCGCAAGCGGGGGTGGTGCAGCTGTAGTATTATCACAAAGAGTTATAACAGTAGCGCAAGCTGCTCATGGTTTTGTAGAGGGAGATAGAGTTAAGATTTTAGCAGCAGTAGCATTCGGAGGATTTGTAGCTGGTGATTTAAATATTGAATCTATAGTTAGATACATAAATGCTAATAGCTATGCTTACTATTCTACAACAGCAGATAGTTCAGGGAATTTTGCTACATCATCAGCAGCTGCCGGAGGTGGAGCTGCTACTACTGTGCAAGGTCAAATACTT